GGTTACTGAAAAGTATGGATATTCATTCCATCGTCAGGACATGGTGACAAAGTATATGATGTTCTGGAAAGAACGACTTGGGTGAATGAACAAAGTGGAACGATACATAAACGAGGATGGTAAAGTCGGTGTGCTTATCAGCGGCGGTTTTGGTGCCGGATGGTCTACTTGGGCCGACAGTAAAGACAGAGAGTTCTTTTTGTTCGACCGAGGCCTGGTAAAACTTGCACGTGAAAAGGAAGCTGCGAATGGCCCGTTCGATAAGACCACGCAATGGTTGATAGAGATGAATACTGAGGCGCTCGAGGTTTATTTGAAAGAAAATGGGGTAGACTCTTTCACTGGAGGTTGGGCCGGTGTCTACGTTAAGTGGATGGATCAGGGTACTGAGTTTATAGTGGAAGAGTACGACGGTTCTGAATCGTTACGCTACCGTGACAACGAAGACTGGATGAGTGCCTAAGAGTATATCTGCGCCCGTAGCTCAATCGGATAGAGCATCGGCCTTCTAAGCCGAGGGTTGCAGGTTCGAGTCCTGCTGGGCGCGCCAATTTTATGAGAGGATTAAATAATGGGTCTTGACCAATATATGATGAAACGTAATGGAAACCTAACTTCGAGGGCCTCGATGGGGCAGGACATAGTCGAGATTGCTTACTGGCGCAAGAGGCGTCACATTCAAAATTGGATGGAAGAAAAGTGGCGTGAACTCGGCAATACTGGTGAGTTTAATTGCGTATCGCTTGACATGACTCATGAACTCTTAGATAAACTCGAAGAGGATGTTGCACATAATAAACTTTGCGAGTATGATGCTGGTGGTTTCTTTTATGGCTCTTTTGACTTCACAGAAGAGGATGAGCGATATCTATTGAGTACCATTCTGGAATGCCGTAAGGCCATTGATGATGGATGGCATGTTTTCTACGATAGCTGGTGGTAGTATATGACTGAGAAAGAATTCAAGGTCATAGAGATACCGTTATGGATACACATCCTAGTACAAACGATCGTTGGCCTTGTGTTCTTACTCGCCCTATGTTATAATCTATTATAAAATAAATACTTGAAAATGAAACATCTAGAAGATTTCCTTTTTTATTTTCCGACAGGAATGCGTTCCCTATTTGTAACAGGAGCAGCTATGATTATAGAAATACTTTATGTTGCTGTTATTGCGATTTGTTGTTGGATGTTAGTACGTTGATTATACTAGATATAACAGGTGGCATAAAACGAGACAGGATACTTGCTGAGAGAGTAATTAGTTTTTGTATCAAAGAGTTATTGCCTCGTCATCGTAACCTACTCATAACTTGTAAGCTCAAAAGTATAATTAAAGATGGCGCATACGGGTGGTGCTGGGAAGGCGATGAAAAGAAAAGTTATGAAATTGAAATAGACAGCAGGCTTTCACGAGATGGTATTCTAGAGGATGTTGATGATGGTGTGTATGCATTTATTGAAACTATCTGTCATGAGATGGTACACGTTATGCAGTATGCAACTAAATCGTTGGTTCAACGTGGTGGTGCTCTTCAATACTGGAAATGTAAAGATAAAAAATATAGAAACTATGCAAAGACTGACTATGACAAGCAGCCATGGGAAGCACAAGCGTATAGAATGCAAGATGTATTAGCAGAGAAGTTTATAAGAACTTATAATGAGTGATTGAAATGGAAGGTTTGCTATTGTTGTTAGTGGTTGGGTTTCTAATGTATTATTTGATGCGGCACCCTTTGATATCATTATCAGTAGCGCTTCAAGTGTTAGGTTTATTGATTCTAGGTACAATTGGACTTAGTATAATATTTGTTTGCATTGTTTTAATTGGACATGGATTATAATGAAATATAAAGAATGGTATACGCCAGGATATGGCACAGAGAAGGTCGGCCCGTTTCTTGTTGGTTTGATGGAAATGGCTCGACCACAAAAGGTATTAGAGATTGGGTTTGGTTATACCACGCCTTTTCTTATGGAAGGCTTGAAAAATAATTTTGAATTGCATTGGGATGGTAATTGCGATCCTGAATTCATGAAAACAAAATACGATCCACGATTGGTCGTGATTGATGATCAGAGTTTAGAAACAGATGAGACTAGGGCAAACAATCGACGTTCATTACTAGATGACAATGCATCAAACATGGTTGACTTCATTGAAGGCGACTTCATGAGTCCAGATATTATGTCTCAAGTGAAAGACACTCACTCTGAATTTGATATGTGCTGGTTTGATTGTGGAGGTCCAATCGAATTGCAATTCTTTCTTGACAATTATCTTGATATAGTCAAAGAGTATTTTGTCGTTCACTTTACTTTCTTCAAAGGTAAAGAAAACAAGAACGGCGAGACTATATCAAAGTTTCTAGAAACCAATTCACACATACAGCGATTAGATATAATCGAGCCACATAAGTACCGACAAGGTAGCATCACCATTTTGAGAAAGACTTGATTATGAATTTTTCGTTAGAGTATTGTCTTAGTTTAGAGGAAAAGGTAAAGATCTTAGAAAAGAGATGTGATATGCAACAAGAAATTATAGAAGAAATCAATTTCTTGTTGAGATATTATGCCAACAACGTTGAAAGGAAAATGAAAGAACATGAGCAGTTTGTCAAATCTTGCGAAGACCTTGGAGAGCAAGAACAAGCCGTCAACGCTGTTTGAGAGAACACCGCTCTCAAAAAACTTTATAGAGAAGTTTCCTGTTATATGTGTGGACTTGATGCCTTTGGCTTCAAAAGAGAGTCCCGATCAGGACTTAACACTTAATGAGAATCTTGAAAGACAGATTCGCGAATACGGTGATACCCAACACAAAAAAACCAATGTCAAAGCACATATGACTGACTGGTTCATGCATGATAACTCAAAAGGTTTTCAGTGGGTTTGCAATAGAGCAATTGATATTGCAACAGAAAATAATCCACACAAACTAGATATGATTGCCTATGATTGTTGGGGTGCCATATACAAAGATGGTGACTATACAATAATGCATAATCATTGGCCGCATCTTTGGAGCTTTGTTTACTATGTGAACTGTCCTGAAGGTTCAGCACCATTGAACTTTGACAAGGCTGAGAAACCTTTGCGAGTTATGCCAAAGACAGGTATGATGGTTATGTTTCCTGGTTGGGTTAATCATTCGGTTCCCGCACATATCGGTGATGATAGAATTGTCATCGCTGGTAATCTCACAATGAATCCCTTCTCACACATTCAGACACTAGAGAATCGCGGATTAGGTCAATGGCGTTCTGTCTACGGCAACAGGGGCAACGTCAACAGGTTGTAGTTCACTTATAAATACTTCGATAATAGGAGTGTTTGTAATTGTGAAACTTCAAGATGTTTCAAACTTTGCTGGACTTGATGGTTTTTGCTGGTTTGTTGGCCAAGTAGAAGCTCGTGTAATAACACACGATGCTGGAACAAGAACTGTAACACAAACCACATATAATGAAGATGGTGAACCAGATGGAACTGAGCAAGTCCAAGTTTCCGGCGTAACAACAATTCCCGATCCTTTACGATTGGGTAGAGTCAAGGTTCGCTGCATAGGTTACCATACTCAAGACAGAGATCAGTTGCCCACTGAGGATTTACCGTGGGCGACTGTGCTGCATCCAATAACATCCCCTGGCATTAGCGGTGTCGGAACAAATCCATTTCTAATAGAAGGAACCACAGTGTTTGGTTTCTTTCTTGATGCACATGATAAACAGCATCCTGTTATTCTAGGTTGTTTTGCAGGACGTGATGCACCAGGCGCATCATCTGATCATCGTGTATCATTAAGAACTGGTGCAACAGGGCCGACACTCGCAGATGCAGAACCATACGAACAGACAGGCGAAGTAGAAGATGATGCAGAGGATGTTGTTACTTGTGCAGAAAATGGTGTGTTTGGTCCATCAGCTCAAGTCGGTTCAGGACCAAATGCTAGAACAGTATACTCAAACTATAATGAAGGCGCAGCAAATTCTAACATCAGAGGACTTCTTAAAGAGTACGGTGGCCCAGGCGTCGCTAGGTATGTTGGAAATAAAACCGACAGTCAACTTTTATGGTGTGCTGCTTGGGCATCAGCCGCACTCAATCGTTGTGGTTTTAAAAGTCCAAACACAACTGGATCTCAAGTATTCGGAACTAACGCATCTCAGTATGGTGATGTGATAGCAACGGGTAAAGACTTTTCTGTAGATAAACTTAAAAAAGGAGATGTAATAGTTTATAAGTGGCCGGCGGGTAGTGGTTCTACAGGTCATGTTGGATTTTATACTGGTGAATCAAAACCATTCACAGATGTTAATAATAAACCAGCGGTACGGATTGGTGTTTTGGGTGGAAATCAAAGCAACGCATTATCTTCAAAACTAATGGCTACTAAACATATTGCATATGTTGTTAGACCGAGAAGGACAAGTGCTTCACTAACGGCCTCTGCGGCTAGAGAGATTTAAAATGATTGCAGATCCTAAATTACCAGGCAAAGTATTGGCCGCAGTTGAAGGAATTCAATTTGATGAATTTGGCGAAACTTTAATAAAAACAGCAGAGGCCGCTAGAGATGTCATTCCTGACTTAATCGATAATGAGGTTTTGAGTAGTTTGCAAAGTGCTGCAAAAGGTCTTGAAGGTTTATCTATACCAACAAGTCTTGCAGATATGCCGGACATCGCAAAAGAACTTTCTGGCGAAATCAATTTAACAAAACAAAAGCTTGATGCTGTGATCAGTCAGTCACTTGGTGGTCTAACAACAAGTGCGGCTACTCTTGCTCCATTAATGAAGGGCAAATCTGTTGAAGTGCTTGGACAACTTCGCAAAGCCATTCCACAGATACCCGAACTACCTAACATAAATTTGCAAGACCAACTTGGTGATATGCTTTCCAAGAAACTCAGTGGATTAAATGTGGCATCACAATTATCGTCTATAAAGGATACATTTGGTGAGGCATTAACAAACAAAGGTATAGACTTAGATAATCTAGTTGATACTTTGACATTTGCTGCGGACCCTAATGTGTTAACACAATTAGGTGATATGGATACTTTGATTGATAATATGAAATCAAAGATAGAGAATCTTGGTAACCCATCAGGAGAAGTTACTAAGTCGTTTGAGATAGTTCAAAATCTTCGTGGGTCACTAACTGATGTCGATGCTGAACGAATAAAGGAAACAATGGACTCACTTGATAGAACAGAAATTGTTAATATCGTTCCAGAAGAAATTCAAATCCCATCAATAAACAAGCAGGCGTTGAAAAGTTTGAAGAATAACCTTACCTCTCAAGTTGGCCAACTAGAAGGACTTAAAAATAAACTGAAAGGTTTAGTTGGTAAAGGTAGCGGCGACATATCTGATATGATCTCTAAGGTTGTTCCTAATCTTGAAAAACTTCCCTCTGGTGAAATTGTAGAGAAGGCAAAAAAGTCTCTTTTGGCTGCTGTTGATTCCGTACAAGAACAAGCAACTGAATTGAATCTAAATGCTAACGTAACATTGATAACTAAGAAACTAGAGAACAATATTGCAGCATTTACTGCTGGAGAAGGTAAAGGAAAAATTGTTTTTGATGATGTTGCTAAGAAAGTCAAAATAGAACTTTCAGATGTAAAAGAAGAAATTGCGAAACTTGATATACCCAAAGATTTGGATAAAGTGATGAGTCAAGTTACAGAGCAAATGAAATCTGTTGATGGAGAAATCCTGAAATTCTCTCAGGCATTAGCTGAGAACGCTCCTACTCTAAGAAAAAATGTTCAGGAGCAAGTAAACAATCTTCCTATAGAACTCAAAGGTCTGTTTTCTGCTGGACAGGAAACTCCTTTAGACTTGACTGCTCTTTCTAGTAAAATAGAGGATGCAGGTAAACTTTTAGAGGGGGCTGCTGATAAACTTAAACCACAACTAAAAAAGGGTGCCTCACGATTGAGGGAAGCGGTTGAAGAGATCGCATAAAAGAGCAATACTATGATAGAAACAATATACGGACCAAACCCTATACAAGACTCAGGCAAAGGTGGACACTCGGATCAAGGAACACCTGAAGCTTCAAAGGGCACTTTACCTGATGGAACTCAAGGTCAGGAACTTGAACCTAGCACTAAAAGAGCCAGGTCATTAGAACACAGAAAAGAAAATGGAACTGGTATACCTGTAGCGACTAAACCAAACTTATCATCTGTATCAGATGATCCAAAGGTTTCCGGTACACCAGAAGATCCTGAACAATTGCGAATCAGTGAGCCACATTATGCTGGTGTTGATCCCAATGATGAAACTTATGTGAGTGCTCAGTATCCTTATGTTCACGTTGAAAAAAGTGAGGCCGGGCACCTTAGAGTTGTGGATGATACTCTTGGTGGCGAACGATTGCTTACTCAACACAAGACAGGAACGCTTGATGAGTATTTACCAAACGGTGACAAAAGAGTAAGGATTATAGGCGATGGGTATGAAATCATTGCTGGACAAAAAAATATATTCATTGGGGCAGGAGGTAGAGCTAGTAGAGAGGATGCTCTGAACCTTACTGTTAACGGTAATGTTCGTCAGCTAGTAAAGGGTGATTACATTCTAGAAGTTGAAGGCGATTACTATGAAAAAGTTCACGGCAGTAGACATACAAAGATTGGTGCCAAAGGTGGCGGTGGTAATTATGAGATAGAAATACGAGGCAACTATTCTGCACAGATTAACGAAGACTATAAATTACACGTTACAGAAGACTATGACTTAGTGGTTGATAAAAATAGAACAAGTATCATAAACGGTAAGGATACACTTGGCGTTACAGAAGGACTTTCACTTATATCAACTACGGGAAACATCTTGTTGTCGGCTATGAAGAATGTTGCTATCAATACAAACGATAGTGCTGAAGGAACCATTTCATTGAAGGCAGCAAGTAATATTGATACTCGTTCTACTACAACGACAGATATAACCGCTGGAACTATACTCAATCTTCATTCAGGTGATCAAACGCCAACCTCTACCAATAGGATAAATTTAAATCCGTGATTCTTCTCTACAAAAAAAGTGTGGTCACGGTTGATGTATTTTACTTCTTACCAGACTATACAAATATTTTGCAAGAGTTTATTTGGCAAACAGAAGATGTTGTTCCACAGTATCCAAGAGTGCATGAGTTTCTAAACTATTGGAAAGATAACATCAATGCTGTCATATCAGAGGTCATAGTTGTAAATGCGGATAATCATGAATATAGACCAGTGAAATCAACATATACTATCCAGTGATTCCTTATAAATAATAAAAATAACGGAGTGTTCAGTGGCCACAGTAGAAAGAACAGGTTCATTTAAAGAACTCACAGCACTTAGAGATGCAGAAAGAAATAATGAATCAACTCTAAATGTTAAGACATATAGAGACTTAGACCTGTTCTTTACACGGCGGTCAAGAGATAGCGATGTTAATGTTCTTACAAACATCACAGCAGTCAAGAGGTCAGTTCGCAATTTAATTTTAACCAACTTCTATGAAAAACCTTTTCATCCTGAGATTGGTTCTGGTGTCAGAGACTTGTTGTTTGAGATTGTCAGTCCATTGACTGCAATTGCGTTGGCACAATCTGTGGAAGATGTCATCAACAACTATGAGCCTAGAGCATTGTTGTTGGGTGTTGACGTTATCGATAACATAGATGCCAATGCGTATGATATAACAGTAACCTTTGAAGTGATAAATGCTCCAGGCGAAATAGTTCAATTAGATGTGCTATTGGAGGCATTAAGGTAATGGCAAACAACCAAAAATTAGATATTTCTGAACTTGATTTTGACGCAATAAAAAGTAATCTCAAAACTTTTTTGAAGAATCAAGACCAATTTCTTGATTATGATTTTGAAGGTTCCGGTATGAGTGCATTGTTAGATGTGCTCGCATACAATACTCACTATTTAAGTTTCCATGCTAATATGGTTGCCAATGAAATGTTCATTGATAGTGCTGCTTTGCGTTCAAGTGTGGTGTCTCATGCCAAGACTTTAGGATATGAGG